GGCGCTGTGGAAGAAAGCCGATCAGGTGGTGGGGATGATGCACCTGAACCACGCCTGGGAGGCCGGGTTCAACGAGCTGAAGAAGCTGCCGGGGTTCGCGGGCACCGGCTTCATGGCCAAGGAGGTCCTGCAGGACTACCTGCTCTGGACCAACGAGACCTTCGTGGACGAGGCCACCTGGACCCCGATGGGCCCGGGGGCGCGGCGAGGCATGAACCGCGTGCTGGAGCGCGACCCCTACTACACGCAGCCGAGCGACATCTTCATCTACGAGTGCCAGATGCTGCGGGGTGAGGTGAACAGGTACTGGACGGCCAACTTCCCTGGCACGGAGCAGTTGACCGCCCACGACGTGCAGTTCTGTCTGTGTGAGTTCGACAAGTACGAACGTGCCCAGAGCGGTCTCGGCCGCCCGAAGGGCCTCTACCACCGGAGGGCAGCGTGATCTACATTCCCACAAGGGGCCGGGTCGACAAGCAGAAGACCTACCACCGGCTCCCGCAGTCGGTCAAGGACTACGCGGTGCTCGTCTGCCCGCCGGACGAAGTCGAGGAGCACAACAGTCGGGGCCGGAATGCCGTGGCCTGCGAGGCGGTGGGCATCGCCGCCACCCGCGACTGGATAATCGAGCACGCCATCGAGAACGGTATCTGGCACCTCATGATGCTGGACGATGACATGATCCTTCAGCGCCGCCGCGAGGACGGGCGCATCACCAACTGCGACGACCAGGAGATGCTGGACGCCATTCAGTGGGTCTACAACTCCCTGGGCGACTACGCTCACGTCGGCCTGGGCACGAGGTTCCTGGGGTACAACGAGCCCGGCGAGCACGTCAACACGACACGCATGATGTACGCCCTCGCGTACGATGTGCGGGTCATCACCTCGGTGGGGGCCACCTTCTGCAAGGGGATGCCGCAGCCCTCCACCATGGAGGACTTCAACATGACCCTCCAGCTGCTGAAGGCCGGATACGACAACTGCGTGAGCCTCGAGTGGCGCATCACCCCGGGCCAAAGCAACGCCCCCGGGGGATGCTCACTCTGGCGCACTACGCCCGTTCAGAGCCGCTCAGCGGTGGCGCTCGCAGCCCTGCACCCAGGGTTGGTCACGGTACGTCCCAAGAAGGAGTGGCGCGACATGGAGGATGGCATGATGGACGTTCGGGTCAAGTGGAAGCAGGCGCTCGGTCATGGATAGCCAGACAGCGCCGAACGCCGTGCAGATCGAGCTCGTGGAGGGGTGCAACCTCTACTGCGACTTCTGCGGCCTGCGGGGCATCCGCACCGGCCCGAACAAGGGCCTCCAGTTCATGGGCCTGAGCACGCTCATCAAAATCTGCGACGACATTCGCAAGGCGAAGTGGAACTCCAGGCTCGAATTCGCTATGCACGGAGAGCCGACGCTGCACCCGCAGCTCGTCTACTTCATGCAGACCGTACGGACGATGCTGCCGACGCACTACATCATGCTCACCACGAACGGCGGGGGCCTGCTCCCCGATGCCCGCAAGAGCGTGGACCTGCTGTTCAGCGCTGGCGTCAACACCATCGCGCTGGACTGCTACAAGTACGTCACCATCAGCGACAAGATCAGGTTCCAGCTCGCAGGCGTCCCCAGCCACGAGTACCCGGCCGACAAGACTGCCAGCCCCCACACTCGGCACGATGGGCGCAAGTTCGTCTACGTGGCCGACATCAGCTCGAGCACGACGGGCACGCACGCCCGACTCAATACTCACTGCGGAGCCGCCTCCCCACCCGACACCTCCATGTGGGGGAAGCGGTGCGCCAAGCCGTTCCGCGAGATGTCGTTCCGTTGGGACGGCAACGTGGCACTCTGCTGCGAGGACTGGCGTGGAGTCTACAAGTGTGGTAGCATCCACTTGTCGGGCATCACCAGCATCTGGAACAGCGAGCCGTTCAGGGCAGCGAGGAAGTTCCTGTACCGTGGCGACCGGGGCAACATCCCCACGTGCGCGACGTGCAATCAGCGGTCGTACCGAGTGGGGCTGTTGCCGGACCCGCTCGGCAAGGAGACGTTGGAAGAGCCCACCACGTTGGATCTGGACCAGGTGAAGTATGCCTGTCAGGGGGAGCCATGGACGAAGCCCGTGCTGCGCGTTTGGGAGGAGCCGTCGGATTCCTAGTTGGCATCAGCATGACCCTATTCGTCGTGGGGGCTGCGAAGCTGGCTAAGGAAGAACGTGAACTCGATGCTGCCAGAGCAGAGCCTGTGCTCAACCTGAGCGTACACGGGCCGAAGCTTGCGACAGAAACACAGGTCTGGAAGTGCAAGGAGGAGCGGCGTGCTAAGAATTGAGGCCAGAAACGTCAACGACGCCTTTGAGCAGGGCGTGAAGCTACTAGAAGCCTGCGGGGCCCCTACCCCCGGGCGGGGCGGTCCCACCCTCGAAGCGCCGTCAGCGGTGGCGACTGTGTATCACCGCCCCGTCGAGCGGGTACTCTTCCACCCCGCCCGCGACGCCAACCCGTTCCTCCACTTCTTCGAAGCTCTGTGGATACTGGCGGGTCGGGTGGACCTCGGGTTCATGGAGCACCTCCAGCCCAGGTTCAAGGACTACAGCGACAACGGCAAGGAGCTCCAGGGAGCATACGGGTGGCGCTGGAAGCACCATTTCGGATACGATCAGCTCGAGCGTGTGATCGAGGTACTCAAGGCCGACCACGGCACCCGCCGCGCAGTCCTCACGATGTGGGGCCCCGAGGACATGCGGGTCATCACCAGCAGCGACATCCCCTGCAACACGCACGTCTACTTCAAGATCCGTAACGGGCAGCTCCGCATGACGGTGTGCAATCGTAGCAACGACATCATCTGGGGAGCGTATGGCGCGAACATGGTCCACATGTCCATGCTCATGGAGTACGTCGCGTCGAAGGTGGGCGTGGTCATCGGCACCTACACTCAGGTCAGCGATAGCTTCCACGCCTACCTCGAGGGGCCCGGGGGCGAAGTATGGAACCGCGTGCTGCTCAACCCGATGCCGGTGGCCGATCTGTACGAGGCCAAGGTGGTGACGGCGCACCCGTGCGACATGGACGAAAAGCTGTGGGAGATAGACCTTACCACGTTCTTCGCCGCCTTCGACCACGGCATCACTCTGCACAAGGACGACTTCTACACTCAGTGGTTCCAGGAGACGGTGCTGCCGATGTGGATAGCCCACGAGTACCGCTCCGTCAAGGACGCAGCAAACATCGAAGCAGACGATTGGCGTCTGGCTTGTGTCAACTGGCTGTCAAGGAGAGAAAAGTGAGGATCTTCATACCTACCATCGGGCGGGTGGACAAGCAGAAGACCGCCCGCCAACTGGACTTCGCCGGCCTGGACTACACCCTGGTCGTGCCCCTCGAGGACGTGGAGCAGTACGCGAAGTTCAAGAACGTGCTCGGCTGCCCGGACATCGGTATCCGCGCCACCCGCCAGTTCATCATGGACACCGCCCGCAAGGGCAAGGTCATCCAGCTCGACGATGACCTCACCTTCTACCGCCGCTCCGACGACGGCAAGAAGTTCTACCCCATCGAGGGCGAGTCCGTCTACGAGATGTTCGAGTTCATCGGGGAGATGCTCGACGGCTACGCGCACCTCGGGCTGGTGGACAAGTTCATGTCCCAGAGCCAGCCCCGCATCATGCGTCACAACGGGCGCTTCACTCACCTGCTCGCCTACAACATGGATCTGTTCCACGTGAAGCCGCAGTACCGAGTCGAGGTGTGCGAGGAGCACGACTACAACCTCCAGCTTCTGCTGGCAGGCCACCCGTCGTGCATCCTGACGGAGTTCTCCAAGGTGGAGACCCCTCGGGCCCCTGGAGGGTGCAACACCTGGAGGCACGACCAGCTCGAGGTGGATGCGTGCAAGGAGATGGAGCGCCTGTTCCCCGGCATCGTGCAGGCGGACGGCATCAAGATCCGGGTCAACTGGAAGAAGGCGGGGCAGAATGCCGGTAATGGATAGGGTCGCGATTCTGTACCGGGCGGGCGAGGTCAAGCGGCTTCACACGGTCTACACTCAGCACACCCACACGATCGCCGAGCACGTCTACGGGAGCCAGGTCCTGGCCCTGGAACTCTGCCGGCTCAACAACCTGGACGAAGCATCCCAGGGACGTGTGCTCCAGATGCTGCTCCTGCACGACGCGCCCGAGGTGTGGACCGGCGACTGGCCCGCCCCCATCAAGCGGACGAGCCCTGCGCTGAAGGGGCTGGGGGAGCATCTCGAGCGGGAGTTCTACAACAAGAACGACATCTACCTGCCGAACCTGAACCCTACGGAGGAAGCCATCGTCAAGGCGTGCGACACGCTCGATCTGGCGATGACCTGTATGCGGGAGCGCCTGATGGGAAACAGGTCCAGCGCTCTGGCAGCGGTATTCAACAACTGTATGTCGTACATCACAGCACAGTCGTGGGTCCACGGAGTAACCGCACTCGCAAAACAAATCACAGGAGCCTGGGATGCCAGCTAAGATCGTTGCACCGCCCGTCGTTCAGCCCACCGCCAACGAGCAGCAGGTTGGCGGATCGCACTACAACACCCCCATCCAGCATTGGGACTTCGTGGTGCAGAACCAGATCCCCTACCTCGAGGCCGTCGCCATCAAGTACATCTTCCGCCACGCCTCCAAGGGCGGCAAGGAGGACTTGCTCAAGGCGAAGCACTTCATCGACAAGATCCTCGAGACGTTTTACCCCTAGTTGCAGTCCACCCCCGGAAAGGTGTATACTAGCCGTATGGAGCAAACCGCCATGAGATTCGCTGACCCCGTTACGCGTCTCGTGGATGCGTGGCTGCGGACGCAGCCGGGGTCGTACAGCGAACTCGAGACCCAGGAGCTGTACCGCATCGCCCGTGGCTGGTCACTCGACAAGTCCGCGGCTGACACCAACCGGGCGGGGGAAACCATCCGCTCAAGGAGAAAGGGTATCTACTTCAAGCTGGGAGTTCAGGGGGCCCGTGACATCCAGGGAAGCCTGTTGCGCTTCGCACTACTCGAGGGAGGAGTACATCATGCCGTGGCCGCAGACAGTCGGTGAGTGCGTAGACCTCGCCTTCACCATGAGGGCAGAGCGCCTCGCCGCACAGAAGGAAGTGGACGAAGTCAAAGCAAGGGAGGAGCAACTCAAGGATCACGTCCTGCACCTGCTCGCCGATTCGAACATCGATGGAGCCAAGGGTAAGGTCGCAACCGCCGCAGTCCAGCGCCGAGTGGTGGCTCAGGTCAGCAACTGGGATGAAGTGTATCAGTACATCCAGGACAACGCTGCCTTCGATCTGCTGCAGAAGCGCGTCAACGACACCGCGTTCCGTGAACGGATGGAGGCCGGGGAGGCTATCCCCGGAGTCGAGCCGTTCACCGTGGTAACTCTCTCACTCACGAAAGCAGGCAAGTAGATGGCACTTCCTACGCCCAAGAAGCTCCCCGTTCCAACCCCCACCGCCCTCGCCAAGCCGAAGCCGGCGAGCGAACAGACCCTGGCAGTTCAGGGTCAGTGGGATGCCGAACTGGCGCAGTTCGCCCAGGAGGCAAGCGAGTCCGAAGTCACCCCGAGCGGCAACTTCATCAGCGTGCGGGGCGGGTTCCTCGAGATCGGCGGTCAGCAGGTTCCCGGCGGCAGCATCAACGTGCTCGCCGTGGACCACATCTTCGAGAACACCTTCTACACGAAGGCGTACGACCCGAACAACACCGTCAACCCCGACTGCTTCGCGCTGGGCCGCGACGAGAAGACCCTGGCCCCGCACGAGAACTCCGCCGCTCCCCAGGCCGAGAGCTGCGCGGTCTGCCCCCAGAACGTGTTCGGTTCCAAGGGCAAGGGGAAGGCGTGCCAGAACCGGCGGCGCATCGCCATGCTGAGCGCCGACGTCGAGGAGATCACCCCGGAGCACATCCAGTCGAGCGACCTGCTCTACCTGAAGCTGCCGGTCACGTCGTGCAAGAACTGGGCGTTCTACGTCAAGTCGACCACCGCCACGTTCCAGCGCCCGCCGTTCGCGCTGATCACCAACATGCTCGTCCAGCCCGACCCGAAGACCCAGACCAAGGTCACCTTCAACGCGGCTGGCGTCCTGCCCGACCACCTCATCGGGGCCATCATCGCCCGCCACAACGAGGTCAAGGAGCAGATCATGTTCGCCTACGAGCCCGCCCAGGCCGAGGCGGAGCCGGAGCCCGTCGCGGCCCCGGTGGCACGTCCGCTTCCTCGCAAGAAGTTCTAGTCGTAGGTGCTGTGCTGATCTAGCGCGGTGGAGAAGCTAGACAGGCGGTAGGGTGGCCGGAGGGTCCTGACAGCCTCCGGCCACCTTTCTCTAACCGGAGACCACCGTGAAGGTCTGGACAAAGCGATTCCTCAAGTTCGTGCTGGTAGACTACGCTCCCGCCTGCTGGCTCTGGCAGGGAAAGCGGAACGCCAAGGGCTACGGACTTTTCACGCTCAATCACCGCAGACACTACGCGCACCGCATGATGTGGATTCTGCACGACGGAGATATTCCAGACGGGATGGTAGTCCGGCATTCTTGTGACGTGCCCGCCTGCGTGAATCCTGTGCATCTTCGACTCGGCACGATAGCTGACAACAACTGGGACACCGTCAGACGTGGACGAAATGCGGCCGCAAAGCGGAGGGCAGATGCTTCCTAACGTGTGGACTGTGGACTTCGAAACTGAGGGCATACAGCCCCGGCCTACCTACCCCCCCGCGCCTGTTGGAGTGGCCCTGAGGGGCCCGCAGGGCACGTCAGAGTACCTTTCTTGGGGTGCGCCCGGGGGCAATAATACGACCAAAGCGGTGGCAATCCGCAGACTGCAAGAGGTGTGGCGCAGCGGCATTCCACTCCTGTTCCACAACGCGAAGTTCGACCTAGACGTCGCGGAGACGCACCTGGGTCTGCCCGTGCCTCCGTGGCACCTCTTCCACGACACGCTGTTCCTACTCTTCCTGGCCGACCCCCACGCTCGCACGCTGAGCTTGAAGCCCGCCGCTGAGAAGTGGTTGGGGCTCCCGCCATCGGAGCGCGACGCGGTGCGTGACTGGGTCCTGGCTCACGTCAAGGGTGCTACCTCCAAGTCGTGGGGGGCGTACATCTGCAAGGCCCCCGGCGAGCTCGTAGGGAAGTACGCCATCGGTGACGTGGACCGCACCCACCAGCTCTTCGAGTTCCTCTACCCCGAAATCGTCGACCGGGAGATGCTGGCCCCGTACGACCGTGAGCGTCAGCTGCTGCCTATCCTGCTCGAGAATGAGCGGCAGGGGATGCGCCTCGACGTGGAGCGGCTCGAGGCGGACCTGCCCATCTACGAGGGGGCGCTCCTGGGGGCGGATGAGTGGTTGCGGGAGCGGCTCGGTGCCCCGCTGCTCAACTGTGACAGCGACGCTGAGATAGCGCGGGCGCTCAAGGCCAACGGCATCGTCGAGAAGTTCGTGCTGACGCCCACTGGGCGCGACTCCACGAGCAAGAAGAACCTTACCCCCGCCATGTTCAACGACCCGATAGTCGCCAGCGTCCTGGGCTATCGCAACCGAATCACCACCGTGCTGTCCAACAACATGAGGCCGTGGCTTGATCAGGCGCGGGAGAACAATGGCTATATCTTTACAGAGTGGAACCAGGTCCGCCAAGCCTCCGGAGATAGCGGTTCCAAGGGAACCCGCACGGGGCGTCTGTCCTGTTCACGGTTTCAGAATATCTCGAAGAGCTTCACCGACAAGGGGGACGGCTACGTCCATCCCGAAGGGCTACCAGACTTGCCTCTGGTGCGACGGTATATCCTTGGAGATGAGGGCCAGCTATTCTGTCATCGAGATTACAATCAGCAGGAATTTCGTATCCTCGCTCATTACGAAAGCGGGAGGTTGATGCAGTCGTACATCGACAACCCGCGGATGGACATGCACGACTGGATGAAGGCCACCATCACCAGGGTGTCCGGACTCGAGCTCGAACGGCGTGCGGTCAAGATCCTGAACTTCGGCATCAACTACGGGATGGGCATCGGCAAGCTCGCGGCGGGGATGGGTGTCGATACCGGGACCGCCACGCGCCTGCGGAACGCGCAGCGGAACGCCGTGCCCGACGTCTACAACCTCGACAAGGAGCTCAAGCGGCGAGGGCAGAACGGGGAGCCCCTCCGCACCTGGGGTGGGCGGCTCTACTTCTGCGAGCCCCCGGCGCTCATCGCGGGGCACATGAAGACCTTCGAATACAAGCTCCTCAACTACCTGATTCAAGGTAGTGCGGCGGACTGTACCAAGGAGGCCGTCATACGGTATAATAGCGAGAAAAAGGATGGGCGCTTCCTGGTCACGGTACACGACGAGATCAACTTCAGTGCGGACGAAGGCGCGGCGGCGGGAGAACTGGCGTTACTGAGCGACGTAATGGCTTCAATCGAGTTTGATGTTCCGATGCTGAGCGATGCTAAGGTAGGACTCAACTGGGGCGAGCTCCAGAAGCTAGGGGATTGACATGGGGAATGGGATCACAGCATGGTCGCCGAGCCGACTCTTCACGTACGAAGAGTGCCCGCGGAAGGCGCGGTACAAGTTCATCGAGAAGCTGCCGGACCCGGGGGGTCCGGCCATGACGCGCGGCACCGAGATCCACGGCTACGCGGAGGGGTATGTGAAGGGCGTGTTGCCCGACGTCCACCCCACGCTCGCCAAGGTGACGAAGCTGCTCGAGGAGCTGAAGGCGGGGCACAAGAAGGGTGTCGTCAAGGCCGAGCTGGACCTCGCGGTGACCAAGGACTGGAAGGCCACCTCGTGGTTCGGCGCCGACGCCTGGGCCCGGTTCAAGATCGACATCCTCTACATGGTCACGCCCCAGCTCGCTCGGGTGATCGACTGGAAGACCGGCAAATACAAACCGGACGGTGAGTACTCGGACCAGCTGAACTCCTACGCCGTGGCCGCTCTGTCGGTCCTCCCCACCATCGAGGAGACCACCGCCCAGCTCGTGTTCACGGACCACGGCTTCGAGCCGGTGGAGCGGCCGGAGGGCACCATCGACCGCCCGAACCTGAAGGCCGCGCAGGAGTACTGGACCGAGCGCGTGGAGCCGTTCTTCAAGGACGAAGTCTGGGTGACGCGCCCTGGCAACGGATGCCGCTGGTGTCCATACGGAAAGGCGAAGAATGGCCCCTGCGAATTCTGACGAGCGGGTGTTCTCGGTAGTCTTCCAGATCTCTGTGTCCGAGATGTTGCTCCCGGCAGCGCAGTTCAAGTCGCTGCTGACCAATCGGCTGCGGAACATCGAAACCAACGTCAAGATGGAACGATCGAGGCAACTCCATGAGCAAGCGAAAAATCGGCACCTGTCCGTTGTGTCGGGGGGACGTGAGGGAGACCCACACGGCGGGTAGGTGGGAGTGTGACAAGTGTCACGCAACGCTGCTCGTAGGTCACGGCCCGCAGGAGGCTTGGCCCCATCTCGAAGAAGGAGAACCAAATGTCGATGCTGGAAAGAACCATTGAGAACGCCGTGCTCGCGTACGCGAAGCGCAAGTACGACGCTGTCGTAGTCAAGATGAACTTGCAGGGGCGGCGCTCCTGGCCGGACCGCCTGTTCTTCCCGCCCGGTGGGGTTCCGTTCTTCATCGAGTTCAAGCGGGCGGGAACCAAGCCGACGCCTCTGCAGGACAACACCCACCGGAAGCTGGCGAACCTGGGCTACCGGGTCTGGGTCATCGACGACATCAGCCAGGGGAAGCAGGTCATCGATCACGCCTACGGGAACGTGACCCTGTGAAATACGTCCCCCACGAGTACCAGAAGACCGCCATCAAGTGGATGGCGGGGCACGGCAGCGCCGCTCTATTCCAGGACCCTGGGATGGGCAAGACGTCCGAGACCTACGCCGCATTCAAGCTGCTCCGGCAGGCTGGAATGGTGAAGCGTATGCTCATCATCGCGCCGCTGCGCCCCGCCCACTCCGTCTGGCCCGCCGAGGCCCGCAAGTGGGACGACTTCAAGGACCTCAACGTCCACGTGCTCCATGGCCCGAACAAGCTGACCCTCCTGGACCAGCCCCACGACGTGAGCGTCATCAACCCCGAGGGTCTGGAGTGGCTGTTCCAGCAGATGAAGCTTCGGGGCTGGTGGTGGGACATGCTCGTGGTCGACGAGTCCACCAAGTTCAAGCACTCCAACACGAAGCGGTTCAAGACCCTGAAGTCCTTCCTTCCCAGGTTCAAGCGGCGGTACATCCTCACAGGGAGCCCTGCACCCAATGGCCTTCTCGACCTCTTCGGGCAAATCTACATCCTCGACCTCGGGCACTCGCTCGGCAAGTTCGTCACGCACTACCGAACGTCATATTTTGACTCGGTGGGCTTTGGGGGCTTCACCTGGGTCCCCCGAGCCGGAGCCGCTGAAGTTATCACGGAGAAGCTCAAGCCTCTTGTACTCCGCATGGCGGGCAGCGATTACCTCAAGCTTCCACCTCTGATCAACAACACCGTCAAGATCGAGCTGCCCGACAAGGCCCGCAAGATCTACGACCAGATGGAGGCCCTGCTGCTCGCCACCATCGAGGACCAGATCATTACCGCCGCCAGCTCCGGGGCTGCGACAATGAAGTGCCGCCAAATCGCCAACGGGGGAATCTACCATGAGGGGGCCAAAGCCTGGGAGCACGTCCACAACGCCAAGACCGAGGCAGTCCAGGATCTGGTCGAGGAACTGGGTGGTAAGCCCGCTCTCATCGCCTACGAGTTCCGCCACGATCTTGCGCGACTTCAGGCCGCGTTTCCTGACGCTCCGTACCTGGGGGGTGGCATCACTACTAAGCAGTCCTCGGATGTTCAGGCTGCTTGGAACGCTGGAATACTTCCTGTTCTTCTGGCCCAACCGCAGAGCGTCGCGCACGGCCTCAATCTCCAGGGAGTTGGGTCTGCGGTCATCTGGCACTCACTTACCTGGGACCTTGAACTTTACGAGCAGTTTGTTCGGCGAGTCTGGAGGCAAGGCCAGCGAGACAGAATTGTATGTCATCACATCGTTGCCACGAACACGGTCGACGAAGTGATCATGGCGGGGGTGGGGGCCAAGGACCGCACTCAGCAAGCCCTGCTCAACGCACTCAAGGCTTATCTGAAGGCATAGAAAAGGCCCGGGGGGCTACCCCCCGGGCCCGCCCTACGCCCCTTCAAAGTGGCCCCTCCCTGCTATATCCGAGGGAGCCGGCTCGGCTAGGAGATCACCGCTCGGCAGCTAGTGAGCGATGTAGGGTAGCAGGGTTCCCGTGCGAACTACCTCTTCCTGAGCTGGGGGTTGACTTCCGGTGCGATGGCCTGCCGGATCCAGCTTACGTCCTTCTTGACCTCGGCCACATCGACCTTGAGGTCGGACAGCGTGGCTGACGTACCGGCCTCCGCGGTGGCGTAGGACTTCTGCACCTCCTTGAGGGAGGCCATGTCTACCGCCTGCTGGGAGGCGTGGTTGGAGTACTCCACGCGGGACACGAAGGTGGACGTCGCCCACAGGAACATGGCGACGATGGTGGTCACTGTCGTACCTGTCACGGTGATGGCAAGCTTCGCCCACGGTGGCAGGTTGATCTGCCTATTCTCGTCAGTGTCCCTCACGTTAGAACTCCCACCGAGCCGCTGGCCCGAAGTACCACGTATCCGCTTTGATGATGCCGACCCCGGCCCACAGCGGTCCGAACACTCGCATCGTGGCGGCTCCAGAGCCCGCCCATCGCCCCGTCCCTGGCGCTATCCCAGCCACCCCCTCCAGAGCCAGCCACGAGCGAGCATCTACAGTCTTCGAAGTCTTTTCGTCCATCTTGGTCGTGGTATCGACTCCACCCTGGTTCACGATGACGGTGGTGACCTTGTCCTTCTCGACCACCTTTTCCACCGTGACCGTCGGGCCCGCTGGCCCTGGCACCGTCACAGTCTTGGTAGTGATCCGCACCGGCCCCTGCTCCTTCACGATGCGGTCCTGGTAGACGATCTTCTCCTGGATCTGGATCTTGGTCTCCGTCTTGGTGACGGTCTTCGGGGGGAGGGTATACTTCGCGACGACCACGCCCCCGCAGAGCCCGGCCACCAGACAGATGGCGGGGATCTTGTATTGGGTCAGGGACATGGTAGCTCCAGACTGGGGATCTCGCGGATGTGCTTCTTCCCGTACTGCCATGCGACCTGCACGATCCAGGAGAGACTACGGTCCAGCCTGCGGGCCTCGTGCTCGATCTCCCGCTGCATCTCTTCGGGGAAGTAGAGGGACTGCTTGCGCTTGTCGTGCCCGCTCATGGCAGGTCCCGGGGAAGCTGCAAAGACTTCTCGGTGATCGACCGCTTGGCGACGAACCAGCCCTGGGCGAGCCACACCAGGAAGAGCACGATGGGCAGCGCAATGAGAATGTAGGTCATGGCTCCCCCGGCTTCTTGTCCGTCATGAGCGTGGCGAAGCCGCCCTTGAGCCCAGCGCCCCCGACGGCTGCCGTGCCGACGGACTTCGCAGCGTAGGCGGAGGCCAAGCCGACCAGCCCGCCGGAGAAGAATACGTACACGTCCTTGCGATGCTCGTCCTTGACGAAGAACAGTCCCAGGACCAGCATGATGATTGCAACCAAGACCACTACGAAGGTCCGCCACCCGTCGATCTTCTTCACGCCACCACCTCCAGATCAGTGTCCTCGCTGCGCCAGATATCTTCCCGCACGCGGCGGGGGAGGATGATGCAGCCCTGACTGGCCTCGCCGGGGAATTTCACGCTGTCGCCGTGGACCAGAAAGCCGTCACGCCCAAAGGTCTCGGTGGGCGGCTTCGGGGCCAGCCGGAGGCAGAAGGGGCCGTGGCCCCTAGAATCGAACACCGCGATGATGGCCCAGAGCCCCTGGGGGATGGGCCCTTCGCACTTGCGATCCTGGCACTCCGGGCGGTTCTTGGCTTCCCCACAGCCGGAGTAACCCGTGGCGTGGAACTGGCCCTCCGGGTTGGTCAGCGCCCCCGTGCTCTGTGAGAAGCGCCACATCTAGATCTCCTTCACGTAGAGCTTGGCGTAGCGGACGAAGGATCGCGAAGTGGCGACGACGGACTTCACCTGGAGCTTGAAGGTGTAGGTTCCAGCGACGGGCACGGTGAGCGCGAACATGGTCCCCGGGGGGAAGCTGGCGGAGCCGTCCGCCGCACCGTCGTTCTTGGGGCAGGGGAGCTGCGTGAACCCGACGACCGTGGCACCCTGGAGCACCTGGAACTCCACCCCCGCGAGCGTGGCAGCGGAGTTGCTGGCCCCGAGCTGGAAGTCGTTCACCCCGTTGCCGTCGTCCACCACGTAGATCTCGATGGGCCTGCCGGTGGCAACGAAGCCCGTCACCACCGCGTTCGTTACATCGGTCCACGCGAGGTTGGTGGTGTTGAAGGATCCCGTGCTCAGAGCGCTGAGCGCGTAGTTCGGGGCCGCGCCCACGACAATTTTGCCATCCTTGTCGAGAGCGAACTTCTCGACGCCAGCATTCTTGATGGAGAGCAGCTTCGCCCCCACAGTCGTCAGCGCCGCCGTCACGTCGAGGGTGTGGGCCACCGCCGAAGCTCCATCGGCCACGCCGGACTCGACCTTGCCAGTCGACAGACCGAGGTCACCATCGATCTGTACATCGGTGTAGAAGCGAGCGAGCGCCGCGGCGAAGAATGCCTTGACGGCACCCACGAATGTTACCCCCACGCCCAGAGCAGTTCGGTAGAACCCAGTACCAGTCTGGTTGGTGAATGTGATGCCCGGGTTCACGGACGTACCGTCGAGGTTCTGGAAGGGCACCAGCATCCCGCCCTTGCCCGACCGCGACAAGCTGTCCTGGATCTCGGCTGCGAGATCGGCCATCGTGGGGTTGGCCCAGGAGGTGTCAATCTCGGTGTCGGACACCACCGGGTTTCCGGAGGGGAGGGTCATGTTACCGCTTGGGTCGCGAGGCATTACTCATTCTCCTTCTGAACTGCGAGCAGGCGGATGAGTGCCTGGGTTTCGTCGGGGACACCACCCTGAGCCGCCCGCAGAGCGGGCTGCCAGAACGTCTCGCCCTTGAGGAAGTTCTGCCCCCAGGGAGTATAGGCTCCGCTGAGGCCACCCACAACCCCGAGGGCGCGCTTGCGGAGCGCTGCCAAGGCGAAGGGTCCACCGCCCGCCGCCTGGATGGCGCGAGCAGCTTCAGCCGACGGCGGAGGGGTGAGGGCGGAGTCCGCTGCCTCGATGAACTCCCGCTGCGGACCGCCTGCTCCGGTGGCCGTGCCCATCGTCCCCAGGCGTGCCTCCTTGGCCTGGGCGAGCGCATTGGGCTGGAAGTTCTTGGAGGTCTTCAGGCCCGAGCCAGCGGCGGAGGCGTCGGCGACCATGTGACCGTAGTTCCAGGACTTGTCCGTGGCGGTGAGGCGGGCGGCAGCGTCTGGCGGGAGATAGCCCGCCAGCTCGCCAGACAGATGCTTGTCGGCCTCCACCAGCGCCGCCTTCACGGACTGTCCGTCGAGGTCGGCGTTGGGGCCGATCTTGCGCATCAGGTCGCGGACGTTCGACCGCGCCTGATGCATGAGGTTCCAGCTGGGAGCTCCGTTGTGCATCGGACTGAGTGCTCCGTTGATGAGCTTCTTCGCGTTGGCGGACGCAGCATCCGTCATGGGGATAGCCTGCGTGATGTTGTCCGCCAGCGTGATCGAGTTCTGCGGAGCCCACTGAATCAGACCCGTTCCCTGTCCGGGGGCCAGCTTGCGGATGGACTCGTACTCATTGTCGAGTCGATCCAGCGCAGTCTTCAGAAACTTGTGGGTATCGCCACCGGGGATGGGCTGCCCGCTGATGGGCGAAGTCCGGCCAGTGACCTGACCCAGGTTGGGGGCCATCTCCGCTTCGATGCGGTTGTCCAGGATGCCGAGACTCTTGTCGTACGCCCGCCGCATGATCGGGCCTGCGATGGGCACGTTGGCCGTCGCGTGCTCGAGCCGGTTGAGGAACTTCCCAGGTTGATACTGCCCTGCGGTCATCTCGCTGCCGTAGCCCTGATCCACGAGGACCTTGCCCGCGCCCTCGGGGGTGATGGGCCTGCCGAGCCAGTTGATGGCCTTCCCGGCAGCGCCCAGACCAAGGGCTGTGGAACCACCAGTTAGGGCGCTCTGGACCCTGTCACCGGGGTCGGAGAACACGCCGCCCTGCACCGCCCCGCCCCTGACCAGAGCGCCAAAGGTCTGCGGTCCTGGACGCACGGTCGCCAGGGCAGGAAGCATCCCACCGATCGTGCGCGGTACTCCACCCGACAGGGCGTGTCCCTTGGTCAGCCGGTTGAGGTCCTTGGACTCGTCCCTCACCTCTTCGTCAGACGCCCCCACAAGGCGACCATTGGTTGCCAGATTCTCGACTTGCCGAAGAGCGTGAGTCGTGCCGCCAGAGAACGAGGCAAGGCCCCGGTCCACCGGACCCAGCTTGTCAGCTTCAGCTTGACGTGCAGATTCCACCAGTCGAGCATTTTCCTCTCCCAGCTTCTCGTGGATCTTCGCGAGAGCTTCGGTATTGCCGTCAGCCCGTGCCCTGGATGCGGCGGAGAGCAGACGGTCCTGGTACGATCGCTGGTCCACGCCCTTCATCTGGGCAGCGTAGATGCGCTTGTCAATCTCGGCCACGGCCTCGGCGTTGCCGTCGGCCTCTGCCGCCTTTCGAGCGCTGATCAGCTTGTCGAGATTCGCGGCCATTTACTCCTCGATCCCTGCTTCCTTCAGGTAGTCCGTGTGCGACTTGCGGGGGCCTGCGGCGGGGCTCGTCGGGTCCAGCCCGGGGACAAGGTCGCTGCCCTGCATCCGGTTGATGTACTCGTTGCGGATCACGTTGGGCTGGCCTGCCGACAGGGAGCGCACGTTGTTCTCGAGGTCGGCCTGCATCTTCTTCACCCCGAGCGCCACCGCACCCGGGGGCGACCAGGGCGAGATGCCGTACTGCCTCTGCATGTCCTTGACCATCGCGGTCGTGTACCGCTTGCCGTGCTTCATCACCGTCAGGTTGGTGGCGAGGCGGCGGGCAATCTGCCGGTTCTCGATACCCTCGTCCCCACCGCCGATGGCCTGCCCCACGACGGGCATGTCCAGCAGCACGTCGGGGATCCAGGCGTTCAGTGGGGACATGCCTGGGATCTTGCCACCCTTGCGCTGCGCCTCCTCCACGCTGGCCCCCAGTCGGTCCAGGTCGTCCTTGGCCTCGACAGCGGGCTGGAGGTCCTTCTTCAACTTGTCGACGCCACGCTCCACCTGGGGGCCAGACAGCCCGCCCGTCAGGGTGTTCTTCCCCACCGAACCGGGGACCTTGGTGATCGTGCCCTTGCGCTTGTCGTGGATGTAGAGTCCGTCGGCCGCGTTGATGACCTCCGAGTCCATGACGCGACTGGCCGCGCCCTGCTGCCGGATCTGCTCGCGGGTCAGGTCGTTGCGCTCCTTCTCCGAGGCCATGCGCTCGCGGTGCTGTCGCATCTCCGCACCGTACCTCTGGTTGGCGATGCCCGCCGCCAGCATCTGCTTTTCCTGCATGTCGGCATCGGCGCCCTGCTCCCGGCCGAGGAGCTGCTGCCTCTTGCCACCGCCGGAGTTGATGAGGCTCTCGAGCTTGTCGCGCCGAAGCTGCTGCGCCATCGCCTGTGCGATGTCCCGCGCCTGCGGGTCGCCGCTGGCGGTGAGGAGGTCGATGATGCTGGGATCTGCGGGCATGGACTATCCTCCAAGACCGGGCAGCGGGCCCTGGGGCTGCTGGAAGGGGTTGTCCAGCGCGCTGAAGCCCCCCTGAGGGCTCTGGAATGGCGCCTGGGGGGTAGGGGCCGCGCCCCGGTTGCCGTACTCTCGCAGCAGCCTCTGCAAGATCCCGGCTTTCCAGCCCTGCTGGGACTTCGCGAGGTTGCTGTAGACGTCCACGCCCTCGGGGCGCTGCCCCGTGACGTCGTTCATCTGCTGGTTTCCGCGGTACTGCTTGATCGCGGCAGCAGCAACCTCCATCGCGTTGGGAGCCACGACGTGGTTGTCGCCGTAGCGCCGCATCTCGGGCATCGGCGTGTCGCGCAGATGCTGAGCCGCCTTGTACTGAGCGGCCAGCGGGTCGAGCTGGTCCTGTGCGAGTCCTCCCTGCGTGGCCTCCTCGAGAAGGGCCAGGAGCTCGGGCGGGATGTTCATCTGCGAGGGATCGATCGGAGGGGTTGCCATGGTCAGACCCACGTTCCTGCGCTGTAGTCGTTGTTCGGCGCGGCCTTCTTGTCCCCGCCGCCCTTCTTGCCACCAGCTCCGCCGATGAGGCTACCCGCCCCGCCCTTCTTCCCCGCGTTCTGGGAGGCAGCCCTATCAGCTGCGTTGTCGCTGGCCTTCTGGGTCATGCCCGCCGCCACGAGCGGCGAGTTGAGGTTGTTCCCCTGGCCCTGCTGGAGCATCTGCATCATGGACCCGGCCTGGGTGAATGGCTGGTTCATCTGGTTCATCTGTGTCTGCTGCGTGGCGTTCCCCTGCTGGATGGAGTTCGCCATGAGGCTGTTGAACTGATCGGCCTCGCCGCGCTGGAGGTTGCCCTGTCCAGCCTGATACGCCTGCTGGCCGGGATCGAGCCCCATGTTCGCAGCGCCGGAGTTGAAGCCCTGCCGAGCCTGGGCCTGCATCGGTGCGAGCCGGCTCCAGCCCTGGTCGAAGTTGGACTTGATGGCCTCGTTGCGGGCCTGGGTAGGATCGTAGTTCGCGGCCTTGTTCATTCCACCCTGGAGGGCGTTGAATGTGTTTCCGGCCTGCCCGGTGAATCCCAGGTTGGACGACCACTGACCATTTGCGTCCTTGCTCCAGGTCTGCCCTCCCATGGGGCCGGAGGTATTGGGGACGGCCCCGTAGAAGTTCTCCTGCGGTGGTGTCTCCTTGTCACCACCCTTGAGCCCGCCCATCGCTCCGCCAAGGACGCCGCCTGCGGCAGCTCCCCAGGGGCCGAACATCGCGCCCGTGCTCGCGCCGCCCATCGCGCCGCTGCCTACGCCCTTCCAGTCCCAGCCCATCTCACGCCGCCTTTCGCTGCTGGATCCACCGGCAGTCTTCCCGGCGCATCTCGTAGATCATCTGGTCCACGCCACCACCGAAGCAGTTCTTGATTCTGTAGACTTCCTTGAAGCCAACGTGCTCGGTCAGCTTGATGGACTTCACGTTGTCGCCACGAATGGCGCAGAGCGCAATCCCCAGGTTGAGCTGGAGGAATGGGTACTCGAAGGCGGGGCGCAGAAGATGCTTCAGCGCGATGGGCGTGTCCAGCGCAACGTGCATGACGACCGCGTTGGGGGTCCAGCCATCGTACCCGAACATCCCGTGTACGGTGGTCTGGTCCACCGCCTCGATGGCCTTGAACAGCGGGGAGGGGTAGACCCCGGCCCGGTCGACCAGATACTGGAAGTGCTCTGTGGGGGCCGCGCGAACGATCACAGGATGCCTCCCTGATCGAAAGCGATGTCGAAGCCCACGAGCGTGGTCGTCACGGCGGCGGAACCCTTCAGGATGATGGCGGCGTGCGTCCCCATGCCAGATGCACCGTAGAACGCTCCCGCCTTGTCGATCCCGTCATCCCACTTGCTCTTGTCCCAAGTGCCCTGGTTCCACACCGACGTCTCGAGAAGGTCGGCAGGAATGGGAGTGGCGTCGACGGCGGTGATGTCGAAGTCCCACCGGCTCTGGACTTCGTACCCGGGCACCGTGCCGTCTGTCATGAACAGGGGCTTCGCCATGTGCAGTCGCTTCTTGCGTGCGGATCCCATGTTGCTGAAAGAACTCAGCAGCGAGAAGTCGATCGGCCACGAGGTGGCGTTGTCCAGGGTCAGTCCGTCGACCGTGCCGTCGTTGATGCAGACCCGCGAGTCCGCGGTGCCGAAGTAGAGCTTTCCGCGCCACGTCTCCATGGTCGTCATGGGGATGCCCGTGGCCCGGGACCAACCCTTGGACGCCATGCTCATGAGGAGCTGCTCCTGCACCTTCCCGGGCGTGGCCGGAACCATGATCACGAGCAGGTTGTCGGTGGGATGCATATTGATCTCCCACCCAGGATACAGCCCACGCTCCGTCATGAACACGTTGAACAGGTTGGCGATCTTGCCAGTCGCGTAGATGTTAGGGTCTCGGATCATGTAGCCCGCGACCAACTTGGACAGCGGCACGCAGCCGATGAGCGCCAGGATGAAGAGGTCTCCACCGAACTGCGAGGCGATCTTGCGCCCCGGCGGAACGGGGCCCACCCACCAGACGCCCTTGAGCCCGAAAGCTCCCGGCAGCGCGGGGTCGGTGCCCGTGTAGATCACCACGTCCCCGGCGCTGGAGATGCCCACGAGGTGGTCGTCGATTCCGACGCCGCCGTCGACGGTCCAGTTCCATAGCCCGACGAGGTTGCCGCCGTAGCGGAACCTCGAGCCGAAGTTGATGGTGCCGCCCGCCTCGACATCGTTGTTGTCCACGACTCCGGCGAACTGGCCCACCGGAAGGTAGACTGCCGTGGCGGAGCTGGCGGTGGCGAACCAGAGCCTGTTCTTCCAAGCCATGACGAATCTGAAGGACGCGGGGTTGGCACCCTTGATGGATACGCCGTCGATGCCGCTGCCCTCGACGATCTTGGTCCAGGTCTGGGTGCTCTCCCGGTACAGGATGTATCCGTTGGCTTCGTCGGTGTAGGCGTAGAAGTGCTCGCCCGCGACGTTGGTGAATGCCGTGCCGATGCCCTTGCCGGAGTACAGGTTCTGCTCCTCGAAGGTGTAGACCTGTACCGGGGACGAAGTCGGCTTCGACACGTCCCAGATACCTTCCTTCGTACAGGCGAACAGGCGGTCCTGCAGACCCCGATCGTCGCTGCCGGAGAAGGACAAAATGCTACGGACGCCGGGGTTGCCCGTACCGGTCCACGCACCGATGCGAGCGCCGCCCAAGATCCCCGCCAGCTTGAACATCATTGGCGACGAATCTTGGTACAGGTCTGGGATGGGAACTGGGGTGCCGACGCTGGTGGCCTGCTCGTGCCAGCCCGAGCGCGTACGGAGCCCGTACTGGAAGGGAATCATGTTGTACAGATACAGGCAGTCGGAGGGGTCCATCTTGGACGCCACATCGACGGTGTTGATTCCGCCCACGGGGGCTGGCAGATGAAAGGCGTTCGTGTTCTGCTTCTGCGGCACGCCCATCATGCCGGAAAGCGGTCGTGGCCAGGATGCCTGCCGCCGCGCCATCGTCTAGCTCCCGTACCCCGTGATGGGGATCGACTGCCCGCCGATGAGCGGGTCGACGATTCCGATGGGCCCACCGCGCGTCGCGTTGAGCTTGGGGCTCCAGGCGTCGGTGCCCTTGATGGCCTCCAGCGTGTTGATGTATTCGAACTTCGCAGCCGAGGTGTCGAAGCCCTTGGCCTGGAGCATCTTGAACTTGAGGCCCTGCGTCAGCAGGAGCTCGTCGAACCAGACGAGGTCGTCGCTGTTGCGCGGGGCGTCGTACGCGAGTACGGCGGGCGTCGCTGCGCTGGACACCCAATACTTCGTCTCGTACTCGAAGGCGATCTGGTATCCGCCCGGGGTATTGACGTCGGGGTAGAGCTCGATCTGGCCGTCCTGCGGGCGGAACAGCACGTTGAAGACCACGCCCACCAGTCGTGCCTTGAGGTACTGCCACTCTTGGGGGGACAACGGTCCGCCCACCGGGAGGCGGTTGGTGCGGTTCCACCACGTCTGGTCCAGCATCCTGCGGAAGTCGGTGGGGAGCGAGTAGTTCGGCGTGCCCTGGACGGTCGTGAAAAGATGCGTCTTGAGGAGGTATGTCCAGTTCCTCGAGAGCACCAGTTCACGGCCCAGGGACTTCAGAAGCTGGCACATCTGCACGATGTTGGGGTCGTTCGACGCGTACGGATCGGCATTGGCGTTGAGGCCAATCTCGACCGCTGCGTCGCTGACGATCTTCCCTGCGGTGGGCCAGCTCATGAACTCCTCCTACTTCCGCTTGGTGAGCTCTTCGATCTTCTTTCCCTGGTCGTCCAGGGCCTTCTGCAGCGTGGCGATGGTGGTGTCCCGCTTCTCGAGCTCGGCCTGGAGCTTCAGCGCGGGGGCGGCTCCGGCGGCGGCAGCGAGGAAGTCGCCCACCTGCTTCTTCAGCAGGTTGATCCCCATGAACTGCTGGGACAGCACGTCGCTCATGTCGCGGAGCTGCTCGGCGGTCTTGACGTTGACGGCGTTGAGCTCGGCGACCTGGACCTTGGTGAGGAACGGCAGCGAGGCCAGGGGCGTGCCCTCGGTGGGCTGCTCCATCCCGGCCTTGAAGGCGTTGTACTGAACCGAGAACTCCTGCTTGTCCACGTTGCGAACCGGGCGCGAGATGAAGTCGCGGTCACCGGGCACCATGATGGTGATGAACTCCTCGTCCTTGAAGATGGGCCTTCCGGCCTCGTTGCTCTTCTCGGTGTCCTGGATGGCCTCGAGGGAGAACTTCACGTAGACGCGGGAATCCTGGCCCTTCGAGCCCATTCCCGGGGCGGCGTAGTCGGCTGCGGTGGCAATCTGCGGCATTGGTATCTCCTAGATCTTTTACGGAAATGCCCGCCCCAGGACCATCCCAGGGCGGGCTCCCGTTCGTGGGACTACGCGTTGTCGGCGTCGGTGCTGGCCGGGTACGACAGGGTGATCATCGCGAGGCCCGCGGAGGGCGTGCCGTCGGCGGTGGCGAACATCGCCCCCACCACGAAGTCGCCGGCCACGATGGCGTCGTCCACCGTTCCCGCCGTGGCGGTGAGGTAGACCTGCGCGTTCGCGACGACGGTGGCCGCCTTCACGGGAACGGTCCCGTAGACGGCGTACCAGCCCCACTGATTCGCCACGTTGGCGGACATCGCCACGCCGAGGCGACCCTTGGTGCGAGCGGCGGCGACGCGGGCGGTGGTGCCGTCGCCGTTGAGGACGCAGAGGTCCCCGACGACGGTGGACGCCACGCCCTTGGCGTAGATGAACTCGGCCTCGCCGTAGGTCGGGTCGATCGCGCGGACGCGGGACCCGGTGGCGAGACGCTGGACGGTGGAGGTCTCCTCGATGTTCTGCCCGCCGGAGGCGAAGGCCGTCTGGCCCGTGCCGCCCATGAGCTTCCCACCGATGCTGTCGAAGATGACGTATGCCATGGTCGTTTTCCTTTCAGTCCGGGACTAGGTCGTGAAGACGCGGCCCTGGAACTGCGCCCCGTTGCAGGTCAGGTTTCCGGCCCAGGCCAGGATCGCGACCTCGGCGTCCTGGTTGACCGCGTACCGGCGGTTCGGGGACAGCGACACCATGTTGCGGTCCTTGTGGGGGCGGAGGCGGATGTACTTCGTGTTGAGGAAGAACATCGTGCCGCCCGTGGTCGAGTTCGTGTAGATGAACCCGCCGATGCCGCCGTCGAGCACGACGTCGGCGTCCATGAACTTCACCGAGGGGAAGCCCAGGTTCGCCGAGTTCGGATCGGTGAAGCGCTGGATGGCCTGGAGCGACTGCATGTAGATCGCCCAGTAGTTGTTGTCGGCGATGACCAGGTCGGGCCGGTCGGAACCGCGGACCAGCTTCGCCCAGGTGCCGTTCATCGTCTGCTGGATGTTGGCGGCGGTCGGGAGGGTGATGGACCCGCTCGAGTAGTTCCGCCAGAACGCCCACGTCGTGCGGGAGATGCCCGCGTAGGTGGAGGTCTGGGACGCGGTGACGGTGGACTCCACCGCAGCGTCGAGGCCCGTGAGGGTCTTGCCGCCGTAGGTGGTCCCGGCCGAGTACACGCCCTCGGCCATCAGGTTGGCCATCGTTGCCTCGGCCACGCCGATGCGGGCCTCCATCAGGTCGATCTGCTGCTCGCGACCCGAGTTCTGGAGCTGCTCGAGGCCGGAGATGACCACCGGGCACGCGAGCTGCTTGAAGTTGAACTGCGCGGCCGAGATGACGTCCTGCGCCGCGACGGGCAGCAGGTCGTACCCCGAGTACCAGCCGCCGTTCCCGTTCTGCTGGAAGCTGAGCTCCTCGAGGATCACCGAGCCGCCGGAGACGGTCTTGATGTTGCCCCGCTGATTCAGCCGCGCGAGCAGCGCGTTGTTCTTGGTGACGTTGTCCGCGATCTTCCTGCTGCGGCTCTCGATCGTGGTCGAGATGATGTCCGTGTAGGACGTGTTGGCGAATGCCACGGTTTACTCCTTTGGGATGTGAGGTTGACTGCGCTGGTTAGCGTGGACGGCCCAGCCGTTCGCCTTCACTTCCGCGCCGATGAGCCCGTAGGCTTCGTCGCACTTCACCTGGCACTCCGACTCATCGCAGCTTCCAGGAGGCTGCGAATGTCATCCGACTGGGCTCCCTCGAGACTGAGAGCTGCCGGTTCCGCCTTGACGCTGCTTGCCGCTGCTCTTGCTCGCTGCGTGGACCCGTTGGGGTTCGCTGCGGACTGTGCTTCCCTGCGCTGGGTGAGGACCTCCGAAACCTGAGGATTCGCCCAGATAGCCTTATTGTACGCGTCTTTCGCGCTGATTGCAACCCCCTTTTTTGCATAGATGTCGAGGATGTCGGCCATGTCATCCTTGACGTCCATGAAGAACTCGAGGCCTTCCACCTCGGTCAGTCCAGCCCGCGCCTGCTCCATGGCGGACTGTTCGCGCTGGTACTTCGCCTGCTCCACCTGCTGGAGCAACTGATCCACTCGGGGGTCCTGGTAGACCGGCGGCTGGCCGGGCTGGCCCTGGACTGGCGCTCCTCGCAAGTGCCCGTCGATCTGCTCGACGTCCACCCCGTAGTGCGTGATCAGGTTTGCGACCACCGCAGCCTTCGCACCCGGCGCTCCGCTGGTGAGCGTTGCCACGCTCTGGAACAGCGAGTTGATCGCCGTGTACGGGTCGACGTTCTGCGCCCGCAGCATCGGCTCGTACGGAGCCACCACGTCGCGAAGCCGCTGGTAGTTCTGCCGCGCTTCGGAAGACTCCTGCATCGCGATGTTCACGTCCTTCTCGCGGCGCAGAACTTCCTGCTGGATCTCTGCCGGGATGCTGGCCCACTTCTCCCTGGCGATGGGCTTCCAGGACTGCGGGGCCTTGGCCTGCTCAGCGCCCGCCTGAGGGGCAGCGGGGGGTACCGGGCCACCAGGGGGCACCGGGGCGGTCTTGGGGGCTGTGACGGGCTCTGAGGGCGTTACAGGGGCCTTCTCCGAGGTGGGCGCGGGCGGGGCCGGCTCGCCAGCCTTGGCAAAGCGCCCCTTCTCGTCCCGCGCCCTGGCGGCGGTCTGCTCCGCCGTCTCGACCACCGGCTCTGCGGGGGTCTCGGGAGTTACGTCCGGAGCAGGCGGAGTCGGCTCCGCCGAGGGGGGTGATGGAGTTACCGACTCCGCCTGCTCGAACGCCGCGGAAAGATCGCTGCGAAGGTCACTTTCCTGCGGAACTTCTGTGTCAGCTGCCATGGTGATCTCCTAGGGCTTGTGGATCTGGTGGATGGTTCGCTCGATGGCTTCACGCCGCTCACGTCTGTCGTTCTGCCCCTTCCTGATCGCTTCCCTGTTACGGGCGTCCTGGCCCCAGGTCTGCTTGAAGTCGTCGGCCATCGCGAGCCCTCGGGACTTCATGTACTCGCGGTGCTTCTTCCTCGAACCGATGTCGACGCCGTCGGTGGCGGCGGTGTTCTCGTAGAAGCGCCCTGCCAGGATTGGCGCGTGGAGGGCCTGCTTCTCCTCCAGGGCGTAGTCCAGGTCGACGACCGCCACGAATCCGAACTGCGAGGCCTTCGGGTGCCCCGGCTTGTAGACGTATCTCACTTGTCCCCCTTCTTGGCAGGCTTCTCCTTCGCCTGCTGGAGCTTCTGCTTGTGCTGCGCGTCGGCCTGCTCGAGCGCCATGTCGCCCTTCTTCTCGTCGAGGGCAGACTGCCGCGCCTGCCCCTGGATGTCAGCCTCCATCTGCCGCACGCTGAGTTCGTGATCCGCCTGCGCTTTGGCGATGTCGATCTGCGCCTTCTGCTGCGCGACGGCCAGGGTGAGCTCGCCCTTCTGCTTGTCAATCTCGAGCCCGAACCTCTGGGCCAGCAGGTTCATCTGGTTCTCCTGCTGCTTCATCTGCAGTTCCATCTGCTTGATCTGCATGTCCATCTGCGCCTGCTGCTGCGCGATCTGCATCTCCATCTTGGCCTTCTCGATCTCCGGGTTGGGCGGAGGCGGAGCGTTGGCGGCTTGCTGCTGAGCCTGATCCGCCTGCACCACCATCTGGTCAAGCACCCCTTCGATCGACGCCCCGCCCCGGAATCCCGCCATGGACCACTGGAGCATCTGCAAGAGGTAGCGTGCCGACCAGGGAGCGCCCTGGATGATGGGGGCGCTGCTCTGGAGGAACTGCGCCACCGCCAGGAGGAACTCGGCCCGTTCCTGCTTAACCGACGCCATGTCGGCCATCGCCACCGACTCGGGCTTCACCTCGATGCGGTACTGGTAGAAGTCCGACTTGATCAGCTGGACCGCCTGCATCGCCGAGTTCTGGTCTGCGCCCATCATGTACTGGACGTTGGACTGCTTGACGATGGTCTCCGGGTCGTAGTGCTTCGAGATGATCTCCGCCTTGATGGACTGGGCGTCGCTGGCGAACCGCGCGAACTCGTTCTGAAACTCCTGCACGCGGGTGGAAGCGAACTTGGCCTTGAGGGCCTGCTCGGTGGCAGTCGCCCCTGCGGTGCTCTGGCCGCGCATGATATCGCTCATGCCCGTGACCTGGAAGAGCAGCGCCATCAGCTCCGTACGGTACTCGCGGAGCTTGTCGAGCGCGTTGACGAACATCTCGAGCGGGAGCCAGTCGATGACCGCCGCCAGCCCACCCTTCTCCTTGAACATGGCGAAGTTGTCGGTGGGGATGAGTTCGTTCTGGATGGCCTCGGACAGCACCCGCTTGATCTCGTCGCTATTCTTGTCGTACACGCCGCGAGCTGCGATGGCGCGCTCGAGGTTGGTGATACGCGACGACACGTTGTCGACCTCGTCGTAGAGGTCCTGGGCCAGCGTGAAGTCCGGCGTGGGGATGAGCTTGGCGGTGGTGAGGTTGGCGAACATCGGCCGGGGGATGGGCCAGAAGCCCTCGAGGCCGAGCGTGTCCTTCTTCTCGTCGAGGATACGATCGTAGCCCTCGACCCACCAGTAGATCTTCTTCTCCTCCTTCGACCAGATCTCCCATACCTCGGCTCGCTGCCAGGGCTGGTTCTTCTCGTCCTCCATGACGGCGGTGCTGGCCTTGGAGTGATCCCGGTTGGCCGTCATCGGCACGAGCTTGTAGTGCTCCGGGAACCGCTTCTTCAGCTGGTCCTGCGTCATGGGGTTGCGGAAGGCCACCCACCGGACCTCTTCCCAGGTGCGGCACGGGCTCCAGCGGAAGTCGCGCCAGTTGACGTAGTCGGTGTCGACGCACTCGTACTTCTTCACCGTCTTCGTGTACTTCGGCGCCAGCTCCTGGCCGGTCACAGGATGCGTGATAGCCGGGATCTCCTTGTCCTCGAACTCCGCCTCGTAGCGGCAGCGAACCACGCCTAGTCCGGGAAGCAGTCGGTCGGACAGGGCGTTCTCGAGCGCCTCGGCGTAGGTGTCGTCGTCCTTCTCGATATCGGTGTTCAGGAGACGCTGGAGCATCTCGCCAGCGTACCGGGCTACGTCGTCGTTCGGATCAGCGAAGCGCCGCTTGACGTCCACCTGTGGGGTCTTCCCGTAGAGGAGCGCCCGCAGCGTCTGGACATTGGCGGTGAAGAGGTTGACGCGCGTGTTGAGCATCGGCATGCTCTCGCCGTCACGGTCATCGATGAACCGCTTGATGATCCGGTCACCCCGCTCGGTCCAGCGCTCCTGGCCCTTCTTCGCGGCCTGCATCTCGATGTTCCAGAGCTGCGCCTTGCCGACAGGAGTGTTGGCGAACTGTGCTTTGTTTTCGATCATTTCGGCCATCAGATTCTCCTGCGCTGCTGCATTCTGCGCGAGTGATCCTCGAAGAGCTGCTCGAGGTGGAAGGAATGGTGCAGAGGCTTGGCAATCGGCTCGACAACCTTGGGGGTACGGTTCTTCTTGATCTTGTCCTGGAAGATTTCCGAGACGCGTACGACGCACGCCAAGTAGCGGAATGAGTCAGCTGCGTGCGACGCCCAGTCGTGCTCAGGCTGCGATGAAAAGGTCTTGGCTTCCTCGTCGTAGTCGTAGTGATACTGGCGGAGTGCCTCGAGGCCCTCGTTGACGCGGGGGTGGAATCGTATCGGCTGTTGGAGCAGCCAGCGTCCAGCCTGGATGCCGTCTAGCAGAGGCATGTTCGGACCGACGACCACCTGCCCCGGCCACTTCCTCAGCATCTGGTTCAGGATGGACTGACCGGACGAAAGTGTCACCTGCCGTGCGTCGTGCGGAAGCCAATGCTTGACGTACTTGTACGGCTTCGAGTCGATCAGGTCGAAGTAGTGGGATAGGGGCTTTCCGGTTTCCTCGTAGTAATCGATGATGTCCACGCCCCCGTCACGGAACTGCCAGAACCAGATGGCGGTTGAGTCGGTGATGCCGAGGTCCCATGACGTGAACACGTCGGAGAAGTCGTGGTCGAACTCCGGCATTCCGTCGACTTCGATGAGCCGGTTGATGAGGTCACCCCAGATAGCTCCGACCAGCGCCGCGTTCCAGTCACAGTCGTACTCCTGCGCCACAAGGGCGTCGGGCATACCGTCGGACTTCTCTTCGTCCATCACTTCATCGGCGGACTTGTAGTATTCCCCCTTGGCGTTCTGCCACTCCGCATACGCACCAGTATCCCGCAGGCGCTGGACTTCGCAGAACCACATCGGATCCTTGACCGCTGCGTCGTACAACTCCTTGGCGTGGTTCCGTCCTCGAGGCGTGGTGATGTACGACTCCCAGCCACCGTTCTCGCGGAGCATTGGGCGGATAAGGTTGCGGGCCCTCGGGTTGGAGATGGCGTACTCGGAGTAGACCACACCGACAGGGCCAGCGCCCACCACTTCGATCTTGTCCGAACCCAGGAGGCGCCAGATCGAGCCGCACTTGAGCTCGAGCATCATCTGGGACTCGTCCTTCTTCTTGATGATCGAGCCAGCCCGCTTGATGTCCGAGAACCCGGGGAACACGTTCTCCATGATGCGCTTGCCGTCGCGCCTGAACCCTTCCCAGATCGCCTTGCGTGCCTGGGTGAACGAGGGGTAGATGTGCCAGTAGACTCCCTTGCGCTGATGGGCCAGCTTGACAGTCTGGTGCATGGCCGTCAGGTCCTTGCCGCCTCGGCGGTGGACCACCCACAGGGCCTTCTTACCTCCCGCGTCGAAATACCTCATGTATCGGGACTGGTAGTCCCGAGGCGTGAAGTCGTTGGGGAGGGAAACCTTCATGTTAGTACCAGATGCAGTACGAGCCAATCTGCGCCGTGTGAGCTGCGGCGGCAGATGGGGCCATGACGAGACTAATCGTGCCCGTGGCGTTCATCACGCCACCGATCTGGATGGTGTCGATAAACACGCGGGCGGCTCCGCCCGTGATGACGTTGGCCGTGCATCCCGCCGCGCACGTCGCGGTGGCGAGGGCGTTCGTGGACTGAAGTGCCTCGGTGCGGGCGGGGAGCGTACCAGCGAGCCCGATGACTGCGTAGGTGTTCGCAGTCGTTACCGTGCCACTAGACTGAATCCCGTAGCGCGGCTGATTCACCGCAGAGGGCCGCGTCATCAGGATGGCGCAGCGCCCGCTGTACGGAGCCCCTGCGGCGTAAGTCCCCGAGGTCATCGGTACTCCGCCAGCCCCCACGATTCCGAGTGTGTTCGCCACGGCAGACGACGCCCAGGTGGCAGTGAGTTCGGTGGTGGTCCCGACTCCCGCCGCACCAGTAGGTCCTGTCGGTCCAGTCGGCCCTGTCGCGCCAGTCGGCCCCGTCGGACCAGTCGCGCCTACATCTCCCCTGGGAATAGTGAAGTTGAACGTGGCCGCAGACGAACTACCGCTGTTGGTTACGGAAGCGGAAGTGCCCGGTGCTCCGGTGGTGGTTGTTCCTACAGTGATCGTCGCTGCCGCACCGTTGGTCCCGTTCGATCCCGCAGGCCCGGTAGGTCCGGTCGGACCGGCGGGGCCGGTCGCCCCGGCTGCTCCCGCAGCCCCTGGAGTTCCTGCCGCTCCGTCTGCGCCTGCTGGACCAGTAGGGCCCGTCGCTCCGGCGGCCCCTGGCGCTCCATTCGTCCCATTCGTACCCGCTGGACCTGTAGGCCCTGTCGCGCCTGTCGCACCTGGGGAGCCTGGAGCTCCCGGAGTTCCTGCGGCTCCTGCAGGACCCGTAGGGCCTGTCGGTCCGGTTGGGCCTGGAGCTCCGGCCGCTGCGGCGCATGTCGGCACTCCGGTCGCGGAGATCCCCGTGGCGAATAGCCCCGGAGTGCAGGCAGATCCGGCGTAGGCGCCGAGCGTCGTGGCCGTTCCGTAAGTCTGCAGGACTCCCGCCGAACCAGCGGGGGCGCTTCCTCCGCCACCGCCGGTCCCCGGAGGTCCCTGCGGACCAGGAGGCCCTTGGGGGCCGACCTGCATCGGCACCGTGATGGTGCCGTAGGTTCCCTGGACCTTGCAGTCGATCCCAGTTCCCGCGCAGTTGAGCGTGTTGACCACGCCCTTGTTCTGCCCCTCCTTCTGGATGGTCAGCTGCGCGGGATACTGCGAGAGCAGCAGAGCCAGGATGAGTGCGTTCACTTGCAGTTCCTGTAGTTGGCCGTCGCCGCGCAGATATTCAGGTCCTTGATGTATCCGGTGAACTGGAACCCCGCACCTTGGGTCTGTCCGATGCCCATATCTGAGGGAGATGCAGTCCACAACCCTGTACCCGCCCCGGATGTCGCACCAGAAACGACCACGCCGTTTATGCTCATGGTCAGCGTCCCGCTGGCGTTGCAGATCACGATACGCTGCGCGGAACCGTCCGCAAGCGTGCCCGTGATGCCCGAAGCCGCCACCTGCTTCGCTCCTGCCGCAGAGTCGTACACTTCGAAGATCAGATCGGGCGGCGACTGGCGCAGTCGGAATGAGTTGATCCCACCATCGGGCCCGCCCTGCATCATACGGAATCCGCCGCCAATCGTGGTGGCCCAAGATCGACCATCTGCGGGCTGGTATGTCGCAGCGAGACACCAGTTTGGCGTGAGGGTTGGGAACCCCAACGAGTTCATGTTGTCGGAAGACCGTGCCACCGCTCCAGCGGTGGTCGGGATGTAGGACGTGCGGAATGCCAGAGGTTCAACTTGCGCTCGTGTCGTGCCCGCGCTCGTGGTGACGAGTACCGTGCCCCCCACAGTCACCGTGAAGGGACAGACCACCCCAGACGCTACACCGGAGCAGGCCAGTCCGGTGACGGTAGCGGTTCCGGCCACCACGGTCAGCGTTCCACCGACCTGCCATGCGACGTGGCTGCCCGCGGACAGGGCGGCAGTTGCTTCCGTGGTCTTGGGGTGCGTGCCGGAGTTGAGCAGGTAGTTGGTGCTTCCGAACTCCACCAGATACCCCTGCGAGGCCACTCGGTAGAGCCCCGTCGCGCACGTCTGTACCGTCCCAGAGCCGTCGACGTAGGTCGCTGTCGACGCCCGCCCGAAGCCCACCGTTCCGCCGGTAGGGTAGCATCCCGGCGTGTTGAATGCCCATCGGCGCGTGACGCGCTCCTGACTCGCACCGGGGGGCCCGTTGGCCCACCCCTGACCAAAGGCCAGGGATGGTAGGAGCAGAAGTAGTGCAAGGATCTTCATGTTGGCTCCTAGGTCGTACCGTCGGTGATGAGGCCGAGGTTGGCAAGCGCGGTGAGTAGGTTCTTCACCGACGCCTTGAGGTCCGCGACCGTCGCGGCGCTGTTGACGAGCCCGGTGACGGTGGGGCGCAGAATGGCGGTGGCCCCGATGAATCCGAGTTTGTTCCCCGCGATGCCAACATTCACCGAGCCGACGCCACCAGGACCGTTGCCCGCCGCGAGATTGATGTTGCCGCCCCGCGCCGGAGTCGCACCGTTCTTCCCGTCGCCCGCCGTGACCGAGAAGTCACCTCCGCGACCTGCGGCGGTGCCCGATGCCGACTGCCCACCGTTACCCAGGACGATGATGCCGTCGGCACCAGCTCCGGCATCTCCGGTCGTGCCCGTGAAGATGGTGTTGGCGTTCTGCCCCCGGAAGATGAACGCGGCAGGCGCGTCCACGCCGGGACCGTCGAACTGTAGGTAGTTCGGTCCGCGAGCGTCGATGTGAAGGTGCGCCTTGATCTCATGCTCGCCACCGACCTCGGTGTCCACGCCAATGCCGAACATCGGCTGGAAGGAGGTATACTGCACCGGGAGCCCGCCCTGGACACCGTAGGGTTTGGAAACGAGGATCTTCGCCCCACCATTCCCGTACTGATGGTCGAACACCTCCACCATGCGGAGCACGTCGGAGTTGGGCCAGTCGACGTAGGGCGTCAGGACGGCGTTGTTCTCCTGCCCCCCGTTGAGCATGTCGGGCCCAATCTTCGCGCCGCGAAGACCGCCGAGCCGGTAGTATCCCTTGTTCGCCCCGCCCATCGAGTTCGAGTGGCTGACGACGCCCTGATTCGACTGGCCCAACCACGCCGTGACACCGTTCTCGTCGGCCTCACCGGGGCGGAAGTCGATGCCGTAGTCCAGAGCGCGACCGCCGACCATGTTGGTCGTCAGGTGATGCGCTCCCGCATTTGATCCCTGGCTGGTGAACAGGATGGGCGTTGCGGCGTAGTAGTATCCCGCGCCGTGCCCGTAGTATCCCGCCGCCGAGTACGTCCCGCCAGCCCAATACGTCGGATGCGTGTCCGGCTGCTTGTTCAGGTTGCCGTCGCGGATCGAGATGTAGACCTTGCCTCCGTAGGTCACGAAGGCGCGGCGTCGGTAGGTGGTCCCCGCGCTGTACGCAGCGGCTCCGGGTTGCAGCCATTGAGCAGGCTGTTCGAAGTACGTCCCGGCCATGAAGATGCCGCGCGCGGGATCGCCATAGAAGGGCTCCGCGACGTGGCCCTGGAGGTCGCTGCCGATGATGGTCAGGTTGCCGATGGAGTTCTGGCGATTGATGATGTTGTTCTTGAAGTCGCCCGAGTTCCCCATGAATCGTCCATCGATCCAGATGGCGTGACCCGCCGCGCCTGCCACCTCGCAGCCGATGATCAGAGAGTCGGTGGTGCCGCCGGTCTTGTCGCCAGAGAACCTGAATCCGTGGCTCTCTCCGTCGCCGCCGATAAAGATATTCGTGAAGCGGTGCCCGAAGGAGTTCCCACCACCACCCCCGGCTCCACCGCCTGCGATCGTGATGGCCGCATCGTCCGCGCTCAGCGAGCGCGACAGGATGGTCAGGTCGTTGAACCAGTACCGCAGTCCGTTCCAGATGTTGATCGCCCCGACACCGCTCGCATTGGCGGTCTTCAGGGTCAGATCTCGCATCGAGAAGTAGCCCGGATACGGACCCGGAGCGGCGGAGAGGTCGGAGTCGAAGTCGAACATCACTCCGGGGTTGACCTGGGTGATGAGCGAGCCGTGTCGGGAAGCGCCTCGCACGCTGTACCACCCCGTCCACTTCCCCGGACCGCCCGCCATCGCTTCGACAGGCGTGACGAGCAGGTTTGCCCCGTCGGGGACTACGACGACGCGCCCGCCTTTCGTGGTGTCCGATCCCGGCGGCATCACGAGCTGCGCCGCGTTGATCGCCGCGCCGATGTCGGTGGTGGGGCTCCCGTAGTCCTCCGCGTGCATCACGTCGTTGGCACGGTCCGCGAGCGTGTGCGGAACACTCGAGCCGGTGGCCGTGACGAAGGACGACCCTGATGTTGCGATGGGCACGCCCGCCGCCACCAGAGCCGCATCCGCCGCGATGCGCGCTGCGGTCTCCGCTGCGATGACCTGAGCGTTGGCGATCTCGGACGTCCGCAGGTCGAGCAGCGCCTCTCGAGTCTTGTTGGCGTCCCCCGCCGCCCACTCTGTGTTGGCACCGCTCGGGGGCCTGCTGTCCTGCTTTACGGGCGGAAGGACACTCGCCCCATCGGGAATGAAGGAGCCCATTCGGACCTCAGTTGCAGGCGAAGTAGATCGTGAACGACCCGCCGGACACCGTACCCGCTGTCGGTAGCACCGCGATCCTTCCACTCGGCACGACGATCCACTTCCCGTCGAAGTGCTGGCATCGCTGGCCGGTGGTCGAGACCAAGGTCTGGTCGGGGTAGACGCCCCAGAGCTTGGCGGTCGCGTCCCAGGCGTACACGCTCAGCGTCACCGCACCGGTCACGGTGTTGGACGCAGCGGCGCAGGCGAAGATGTCGATGCCTCGCGGGCACTGATTCAGCTGCCACCCGAGCGCGGCGCTCGTGGCGTCCGTGAAGGGCGTTTCGGTCACGGTCGTGCAGACCACGTTCCCCGTGACGTTGTCGGCGTTGGTGGTCCACGTGCAAGTCGCCTGCGCCAGCGAGGCGGGGGCGAGGAGGAACAGCGCGAGCATCAGGAACTTCTTCATGTGCCACCTCCGACGGAAGCGGTGGCGCTCCCGGTCTTCGAGAACTTCGTGTCATCGGAGTCCATGTCGGGCTCCTTCAGATCGGGCTCCTTGTGGGACTTCCCTCTCAGCATCTTCGCCATCACCTTCTGGGCGGCGAGGCCCCCGCGCTTCACGGCACCCTTCACCATGTCGATGTCTCCTTGTACGGACTTCGCGTGCAGCTCGTCGATGTCGGCCACGCTAGTCCCCCTTGATGGTTGTGATCTCGATCTGCAGCCCACCATCCACGCCGACTTCCTGCTTGGGCTTGGCGATCGTGTGCTCCGCCTTGAACTTCAGCGCGCCCAGGATCGCAGTCGCGTTGCGGGGGGCCTGTCCCTGAGCGAGGCGCTGAATCATGGCAGCGTCCCCTGCGGTCAGGGTGAGGGCGTTCTTGGCTTCCTGATCCGTGAGCAGCGTGGCAAGCTCCTCCGCGGTCTGCTTCTGCTTTCTGACTCGCCGCTGTCGTGAGGCTTGGAGGAAGCGCTGCGTGTCGTCGAGCTTGCGCTTCTTCCTCGGCTTGTAGTCCTTCATGTCCTGGTCATCTTTCACGTGGCTCTCCGTGTCCCAGACCGTTGAAATCGTTCGCGGCCCTCGGGACTTGGGGCCCACCGCCCGGGTCGCGCGAGCAGAGCGGGGTGAACCGGGGGGTGGGTGCTCTGGCCCGAGGCTTGCAGGCCTCAGCACTCGGCACGATGTTTGCATGGCTCTGCACTCTGGCTCGCTCCTTGCATGTCCGTACTCTGGCTTGGGTCTTGCAGGGGATGCAAGGACCGGACCGACGCACCCGGCCCCAAACTCGGCACGGACCTTGCACCCGGATCCGCGGGCTGGGAGCTTGGCACGGACCTTGCTAGCGCTCCCAGTCTGGCCTAACCCTTGCATCCCTCTGGGGTCGGCTTGATACTTGCATGGTACAACGGTCAGTGCGTAGAGCGCTACGCACTTTTCAAGTGTTACAAGTTACAGAGTTACATAGGGTAGAGCGGCTATAAGGCATTAATAAGATTAGACTATTTGTTACCATATACTAAGCGCTCTAGGCTGCCTAACTGTGCAACTGAGTAACTGCGCAGGGATTTACGCACGGCTAACCTACCGGAAAGACTAGCAAATACCCGAGAAGGGCGTATAGATCGCTACACGCCCCATCCGGGCAAACCTAGTGATTACGCACGGATAGAGTTTGGCATGGCCGCTGCACTAGTCCCATCACACGCTGCCTGGCAGCAAGGGTCGCCCTGAGGCACCCTACCCAAAGGAGTCACACATGGCCACGAAGCCCGTTGTCCCCGCCACGACCGCCACCCCCGCCGTTGCCGCGAAGCCCGCCCGCAAGGGTATGACCAAGGAGCAGAGGGCCGCCTACGTCGCCAAGTCCTACGTCAACTTCTCGCCCACCACCCAGGCCACCATCAAGGTCCTGTCGGCCACCAACCCCAAGCGGGGCGACAGCGCCGCCCGGTTCGCGCTCTACACCAACGGCATGACGGTGGCCCAGGCCATCGCGGCGGGCGTGTGGATGGCCGATATCCGGTGGGACGTGGCCCACAAGTTCATCGAGGTCGCGTAGCACCCAGGCCGAAACCCTAGCCCCCTCACGGGGGCGGGGTCGGTGGGTTCCGCCCACCCTGACGAGGCCAGACCGCCCCCAAGGAGATGGTGATGGTATACGCGAAGCTGGTTGACGGCATTACGGCCCGGAGCGCGAACAGCGTGAAGCCCGGGATGCAGCTGAAAATCGGCAGCGACTGGTTCAAGGTGACCCGGGTATGGAGCGGCGTGGCCTCCCAGCGAAACCTGTTCTGCGTCGAGGTGGCCCTGCCCTCGGGCGACCACTACACGAACACCTACCCCGACTTCATGAAGGAGGTGTTCACCAAGTAGCACCCAGGCCGAAAGGGGGGTCTAGCCCCCCTCCGCCCGTGATGCGGGCGCTGATGAGGCCAGACCGCCTACCGAGGAGATACCGATGGCAGCCCGCCTGTATTCGCTGTTCGAGCGCCGAGATGGCCGTTGGGTGCGCATCTCGCCCCTGGCCTTTACGAAGGCCAACGCCGTGAGCATCTACCAGAACCTGCTGCTCGCCTACCCCCTGGGTGCCGCGAAGCACGAGCGAAGCCTGAGGGTGGTGAAGAGCTGCGACGAGCCCCCGGCGCAGCCCCGCATCGACTAGAACCGTAGGCCGAAACTCCACCTTACACGCACGGGCGCGCGAGCCCGACGGGGCAGCCCGAACAGGGCGGGTGGAGTCGGGGTGTGAGGCACCCCCTGATGAGGCCAATGATAGCCGAACTCACGCCCCAAAAGGTACGCCTGACATCGCTTGCGTATGCTGTAGATCCGTGTATAATGAGGTCATACTGGCAGGGTTGTTGTCCTGTCAAGGGAGCCGAAAGATGGCCGAGTTGTGTCTGCTCTGTAACAAAGCGTTCCGAGATGGTCAGGCCATCGTGGCCCTTCCGACCGGACATGCTGCTCACCAAACCTGCATCCAGGAGAGAAAAGCCATGGCATCTGCCAAGCCCGTCGTCGCCAAGCCCGTCGTCGCCAAGCCCGTCGCCCCCGCCGCCAAGCCGGTCGCCCCGGTGAAGCCGGTGGCCCCCGTGAAGCCCGCCGCCCCGGTCGCCACCGAGGCCACCCCCGTGGAGCCGAAGGAGAAGAAGGAGCGCGTCAAGCTGAGCGACGAGGAGAAGGCCGCCCGCAAGGCGAGCCGGTTCGCCGCCATCAACGTCGAGGAGTTCCTCGGCAACACCATCACCCTCGCGGTCAGCGAGAACCCCAAGCGGGCCGGGTCCACCTCCGCCGCCCGCTTCGACCTCTACGTGAACGGCATGACGGTCGCCGCCGCGCTCGAGGCCGGCGTCACCGCCGCCGACGTCCGCTGGGACGTGGGGCACGGCTTCATCACCCTGGGCTAGTCCCACTCGCCCGAGCCTCGCAAGGGGTTCGGGCTTTCTTTTCAGCTAGCTCACCCCCAGAAGGGTGGTTGGCTGAAAAGGAAGCGTGGGGCTTCCTACAAGGAGATGGCCATGGGAAAGATCTTCAGCAAGAATTGGGCTGGCAAGGAGTGCGCTCTGGTCGACACGAAGACCGGGGTGGCCGTGGACGTCGGTGAGAAGCGGGTCACCAGCCGGAACGAGACGGTCATGGTCACCGGAGGCAAGGCCCCCCACAAGGAGGCGAGCTCGGGCCGGGTCTGGTGCGACATCATCGTCGACGAGGAAGGTAACGAGCTGATCAAGTTCATCAGCACCGAGTGGTTCCCCAGCGTCATCGGTTGTCACTGGGAGGAGCCGTGATCCTCATCGTCAAGGGTAGCAGGGAAGTCGCGCTCGCCGAAGCGGCCAAGCGCGACATCGCAGTCAGCGACAACGTCGAAGAAACGTCCATGGGGGACACAATGCTGTTCGCGCTCGACCCCGACATGATGGACATCATGGCGTGGTACAACGAGCCGCCGATGAGCGCCCCCTTCCCCGAGGGCGCTCTGCTGTTCTACAACGAAGAGCCTCGATTCAAGGGCCGTTAGCATCGCTTGCGCTCGCACCCTTCAGGGTGTATAATGCAGTATCAAGGTGGGCACAGGAGGCCCAGGTCATGAAGCGACTTCTGCTGGCAGTTCTTCTCGTAGCTGGGATGTGCGTGGACCCGTGGCCCGCGGAGGAGCCGTCTGTCGACGAGTGCGTCGATGGCACCCCGGGGTGTCTGTGTGACGGGGCTCAGGGCGAGTGTCGGGTGGGGCCGTGGACGCAGGAGGAACTGGCGGAGGACACCGAATGATGTCATGGTTCATGTGGCAACTTCCAATCACATTCATTGGTGGGTGCATCATACTCACCGCGGAGGCATAACGTGGGCAACTGGGAAGACGACAACGGTTACGAAGACGACGGTCCTGACTTCGCGGACCCAGGTGGCAGGAGCGCCCTTCGCGCCGCCACCAAGACCAACCCCCGAAACCTGTCCTGCCCGAACTGCAAGAGGCGGAACGTCCTGACCCCGGCCGACCGGGCGCGGGGCTATCAGTGCGACGCCTGCGCCGACGCCCTCGAGAGAGGCGGGCCGTGAGCCGGAAGCCCTATCAGTACCCCAGTCAAGTCGACGAGCCCCTCGAGGTGGACGACCGACGCAGGGGCCCGGGGTGCCTGATGCTCTACGGGCGCGACCTCCGCTGTTCCATCTGCGACGCGCCTGCCGCTGACGTGTCGCCCGACTTCTCATTCGACGCCATCAGGGGGGCCATCACGTGGATGTGCATGGACGGACACAGGAACATGACTGGCCGACGTGGTGGCCTGGACGTTGTGGGCGACTAGGACTGCGGCCCGGGGACGGGTTCGCCAAGATCAGGGAGGTGCTCTACAACGAGCGCAAGCGCGTTCTCGATGAGCAGTTCAACGTCGTACATTTCGTAATTCAGGAGAGTTCGATGTCTTACCAGATGCAGGCCGGTGAGGTCTACCGGTTCTACCGCTCACAGCGGTCCCCCGACATGATCGCCCTGGCCCCCGGTAGCCGCGAGGCCGAGGTCGTGGCTGTCGACGAGGAGACCGCTGGCCAGATGCAGCACAAGGGTCAGCTCGTCTATGTCGATAGCAACGTGGTGCTCGTGTTCAAGCACCCCGACGACCCCGACTTCATCCTGGGGCAGATCGCCACCGACCCCGATGTCGTACTGAACCCACCCCTCACCGCCGTGACCGAAGAGCAGATGGTCGAGTGGGGGTGGGAAGCAGAGGCCATCTGCGAGTGCGGCTACTACATCCGCGATCACCAGGTCAGCGTTCAAGAGGGCGAAACGGTCCTGGTCTGCCCGGAGGAGGTGCCCTCGTGAGCGACCAGGAACTTCGCGCTGAGCTGGGCGTGGTGCATCACGACCCAGCTTGCGAGTTCCTCGGCGGTGTGCCGATTGTGAGTGTCCACCTTCACCACGATGTTCCGGTCTTTGTGAGAGACAACGATGTGGTATGTCATGCCTACATTGTAGGCTCGTGTACGCCCCGATGCAATACAGGTAAACCCCTAGGAGATTAGGATGGAAATCTACGCAGAGGGAATCTGCAGCATGTCGGTCTGCGTGCTGAAGGGCTGGGACCGAAGCAGAATCGAAGGCGAGGCTAATCGGCGACGCCCCACGGGCATCAAGTCCAGGTGGAAGATCTCTGAGGACCTCATGTTCAGGACGGGCCAGCCCAACCCCAATCCGTGCGAGCACGACTGCGCCCGCTTGCACTATCTGCTCGCATGCTGATACCTTCGAGTCAGCGAAGTCTGTACCCGGGGTTCGCCTATCGGCTCCCCAACTACGACGAGGTGGGCGTGGCTCACGTCGTTCGCATCTCACCCGAAGTCGCGGAGCGTGCCGTATGGATGAGGGCTCGGTATCACAACAATCGCCCGTGCAACACGTTTCGGGATCCGCTTACGGCGGAGGTCTACGTTCAGGAACCGGACGGCCAATGTCCGCCGACGAAACTGAGGCCATGCTGCGTCACTTCCGCAGCACTCGCGATGCAGATACCGCTGGTCGAGCTCACTGCTGGTTCTGCGGTCACCGATACGCAGACCACTCGTGGGCCTACTGCGTCCGGGAGGGAGCAGGCCTGAAGTTCGATCCCACGAAGCCCCAGGTCATCAGGCGCCTCCCCCCGCCCACCATCCTGGCATTAGAGCTTGTGCCAGCCCGGTGATTGTGGTAAACTCAGGTTTTTCTGTAACGGGTAACTCTCTGGAGGGTGAATGATCGAGGCGTTGGCGCGGGAGAAGTGGGAAAGTAGTGGGCTCGACGAGAACCAAGCGAGGGCACTCAAGCTGAAAGGGCTCACGGGAGACCAAGTCGCGAAGCTGGCACCGAACTTCCACAGGGTAGGGGCGCTCCACATTCCCTACTTCGACCCGAAAGGCACCCCCACCAAGTTCTTTCGTATCCGCTACCTCGAGAAGCTGAACGGCTTCGCGGGAGTAGTCGGCAAGCCGCAGAGGTACGCGCAGCCGAAGGGCAGCCTGAACGAAGTCTACATGCCTCCGCTGCTCACCATGTCCTGGGCCGAAGTGCTCCAAGATGTGAACATCCCCATCTACATCACGGAGGGCGAGCTGAAAGCGGCAGCCGGATGCTCGTGCGGGCTCGCTACCATAGGGCTCGGGGGCGTGGACGTGTGGCGAGCAGCCAAGCGGGGCATCGTGCTCCTGCCTGCGCTCGCCCAGGCCAAGTGGACCAAGAGAACGGTGGTGATCGTATATGACAGCGACGCGGCGACCAACCCCAACGTTGTCCGAGCTCAGCGACAACTGGCCGCCGAGCTCATGGCGCTTGGAGCCCTGGCAGCGGTCTGTTCTATCTCGCCTGGACCGCATGGCGAAAAGGTCGGGCTCGATGATTATCTTATGGCCCAGGGGGCGGAGTCCCTCATCACGCTACTCAACTCTGCTCCGCTCTTTCCAGAAGCGGACGCGCTCTGGGGAATGAACGAAGAAGTGCTCTACGTCAAGTACCCTGGACTCGTGGTCACGCGCGCAGAGGGCGAGCGTATCAGCGCCCATGCCTTCGTGCATCACGTGTACGCGAATCACCACTACCAAGAGTCCAAGCCCACCAAGTCCGGGGGCATCGCCCTGGTGAACAAGCCGCTCGCCAAGCGGTGGATCGAATGGGAGCACAGGTTCGAAGTCAAGCGCATCACCTACGCCCCCGGGAAGCCGCAGATCACTGACGATGCCTGGAACACTTGGCCAGGGATGGGCGTCGAGCCCGCTAAGGGTGATATCATGCCCTGGCAGAGCCTCCTGGACTACGTGTTCGCCTCGGCGGGGCCGGAGGAGCGGGAGTGGTTCGAAAAGTGGTGCGCCTACCCCATCCAGTACCCTGGCACGAAGTTGTTCACGGCGGCGGTCATCTGGGGCCGATACCAGGGCACCGGCAAGACGCTCATCGCGTACACTCTCCGCAACATCTACGGTAAGAACTTCGTAGAGATCAAGTCGAACAACCTCGTAGGCAGCTTCAACTCCTGGGCGGAGAACCGACAGCTCGTGTACGGGGACGAAATCACCGGGTCGGACAGCCGCATCGACGCCGACAGGCTGAAGGGCATGATCACGAACGAAGAGCTCATGATCAACGCCAAGTTCCTGCCCGAATACGTCATCCCCGACTGCATCAACTACTACTTCACGTCTAACCACCCGGACGCTTTCTTCATCGAGGACAGTGACCGCCGGTTCTTCGTACACGAGCTGGTGGGGCCGCCGATGGCTCGGGAGTTCTACACGAAGTACGATGCGTGGATGAAGGGGCCAGGGCCCGCAGCTCTGTATCACTACCTGCTGAGCCTGGACCTGAGCGACTTCGACCCCCGGGCACCTGCGATGATCACCAAGTCCAAGGCCAGCATGATCGTGGACGCCAAGAGTGACGTGGCGATGTGGGTGGTGCAGCTTCGGGAAGACCCCGATGCGGCGCTGCGTACTCTTGGGGAGCACATCGCACAGAACGCCGAACTGCTCACTGCCACCATGCTCCTGCGGGCGTACGATCCCGAGGGCAAGGGGCGCGTCACCGTCAATGGCCTCTCGAGGGAGCTCAAGCGCAGCGGCTTCGTTCAGTGCAACTACGGCTCACCCATCCGTACCGCGACTGGACTTCAGCGCGTGTACGCCATCCGCAACATCGACAAATGGGAGGAAGCTTCACCAAGTGCCCTCGCTCAAGAGTACAACCGCGTATTCCCACCGCCCACGCAGAAGTTCTAGGAGGCGTATGTTCACCGAAGAAAGAGTGTTGGCGTTCTTCAACTACATCTACCAGCGCGAGCTGATTCGACAGGCCAAGGTCAACCTCGACCCGTGGCCCTGGACCGACGACCCCATCCTGCAGAAGTTCAAGTTCACCAACGTCAAGCGGAAGAACGACCGCACCACTCAGCACTTCATCAAGATATACAACGAGCACCTGGGGGCCGACCCGTCGGTCGCCCTCTACAACTGCGGAGTGTTCCGGTACTTCGGCACGATGGAGTGGGCCAACGAGTTCGGGTGGTCCGACGCGCACCGGGGCTCGAAGATGATCGCCACCGCCGCCGAGATGCTGAAGCACGGACACAAGGTGTTCACCGGCGCCTACGTCATCACGAACAGCGGGCGGACTGGGCCGAAGCACGTCGTGGTGGAGGAGTACCTCCGGGCGCTGTGGAAGAAAGCCGATCAGGTGGTGGGGATGATGCACCTGAACCACGCCTGGGAGGCCGGGTTCAACGAGCTGAAGAAGCTGCCGGGGTTCGCGGGCACCGGCTTCATGGCCAAGGAGGTC